TGAGATGGCGGCGCGGCTGGCGGGAAAGGATTGGCGGAGTATCGCACGACCCGATCAACTGCCGCCGGATGGGGATTGGCGCCTGTGGCTGATCTTGGCGGGGCGCGGATTTGGTAAGTCCAGGGCAGTCAATGAGTGGGCGATTGAACAGGCGCAAAAATATCCCAAGTCTCGCGGGGCGCTGGTAGCGGCAACGGCGGCAGATGCCCGTGATGTGATTGTTGAGGGGGCAAGCGGAATCCTCAATATTGCGCCGCCCGACTTCATGCCAAAATACAGCCCGACGCGGCGGCGGTTGGAGTTCCCGAATGGGAGTATCGCCACCCATTTTAGCGCCGATGAGCCGAATCGCTTGCGGGGTCCTCAGTTTCATTGGGCGATCTGCGATGAGCTGGCGGCGTGGCGTTTTGAGGCGGCATTTGACAATCTGCTGATGGGTGTGCGACTGGGAATTGATCCGCGCATTGCGATTGCGACGACTCCGCGCCCCGTGCCATTGATCCGGCGACTGCTGAATGACCCGACCTGCGTCATCACACGCGGGACGACTCACGAGAATGCGGCGAATCTCGCACCCGCGTTTTTGGATGCGATTTTGAGCCGCTATGCCGGAACGCGGTTGGGACGGCAGGAGATCGAAGGGGAAGTCGTAGACGAGATTCAAGGGGCGCTGTGGCGTTATGAATGGATTGAACGAGCGCGGGTGATTGAGCCGCCTGAACTGATTCGCGTGGTGATCGCGGTTGATCCGGCGGTGACATCGGGCAAGGCGTCGGATGAGACGGGGATTGTCGCGGCGGGTACGGCAATGATCAACGGGGAACTGCACGGGTTTATCCTGGACGACCTCACGCTGAAAGGGTCGCCAGATGTGTGGGCGCGGCAGGCGGTGAACGGGTATCACCAGCACCACGCGGATCGTGTGATCGCTGAGGTCAACAACGGCGGTGATATGGTCGAACACACAATCCGCACGGTGGACGCAAACGTGCCGATCACGCAGGTGCGGGCGAGTCGCGGTAAGGTGGCGCGGGCAGAACCCATCGCGGCGCTGTATGAACAGGGAAAAGTGCATCATGTGGGGGTGAATGGGTTCGCCACGCTGGAGGATCAGATGTGTCAATGGACGCCTATGAGCGGCGGATCACCGGACCGGGTTGATGCGCTGGTTTGGGCGCTGCATGAACTGATGCTGGCGAATACGCCGATCAGCGCGCCGATTCGACTCAAGATGGATTGGTAGAGAAGAAAAGATAGCCTCACCCCCAACCCCTCTCCCGAAGGAAAGGGGCGACCTTGTGAGTAGGGTCTAGCTAACGGTGTCCGCAGGTACCCAGACAGGTGTACCTTGACAGGAAATCCAGAGATTAACGTAGCCACCTGATGTGCCTAAAATCCACCAATGGGACCCGACTGGAAGCACAACGTTGGTGGTCGCTGTTGAATCGGCTGCCCAGAACGCGCTGGTCGTCTCGGTGATGACGCCCTGCGTCAGTCCAGCGGGCAGCGGGAACGGACAGTTCCCCGGCGCAGCCGCGAGCGCAATGTTGCCGGGACCGGTGATCTGATTGGTGTAGTTCATTTCTTCGCCCGCGTCTAAACCGTCGCAGCACTGGGTTGTCACGAGGACATAGGTACGTCCGGCTTGCAGCGACACCATCAGCTTTGGAGAGAGTCCGCCAGCACTGTCATCATCCGTCGCAATACAGTTCCCGGTAGGGTTTGCTGGATTGAAAGTCGTGTCATACAGGGCAAATAACCCATCAGGACTGATATCACCGGTCATGGCAATCATTTCGATGGTGTAGGTTCCAATGGTATCCACGGAGAAAACCTGTGTGTCGTACCATTCGATATAGCCATACGCTGGACCGCAATCAACATCATCGACACGATCCCATGACGGATCCGGGTTTTCGAGTCTGCCTGACCAACTCACTGAACCAGCTGCAAATAGAGGAAGTGCCGCAATGAGCAATAAAGCGATAATGCCTATCGTGAAAACCAACGAAAGTTTTTTCATGGAGAGCCTCGTTTCTATTTACGTACTTTCTACTTTAGATCAGTATAACGCAGAGTCAATTTAAATCGGACGAAAGACTGAGGGGGCGCATGGGGTTGTTTGATAGATGGACGGTCAAGAAACGAGGGGCGCTACCTGCGAGGGATGCGCCCCTTGCATTTCTATTCGATGGCGCGAATTTGACGGCGCTGAAGTACCGCGACGGCGAGAGTCACAGCACGTTTGGCGGGTGGTATGGCGCGGGATCGGGGGCGGGTTTTAGCGGCGCGAACGCTGAAAGCTATGCGCGGGCATACATGACGTGCGTATGGGCGTTCCGGGCGATCAATGTGCGGGTGCAAAAGGTCGCGGAAGTGCTGCGGCGCGGGCGCTTGATTGATCGCACGAGCGGACGCCAGTATGAGGATCATCCCCTGTTGGATGGCATGGAGCAAGCCTATCGCTATTTCGGTCAAGATGTGTACGAGGATTGGGCGTTCAGCAAGTCGGTGTTTGGCGAAACGTACATCGAGTTGGTGAGCGGCTACACGCCGGGCGGTTTGCTGCCCGCGTCGCTGAGAGTGCTGAATGCGCTGGCGGTTGAACCTGTTGTTGAAGGCGGACGAATCGCGGCGTACCGCTATCGGGACGGCGGCGCGGTCAAGCTGTTCGCGCCAGATGAAATTGCGTTTGATCGGCTGCGGAATCCGTTGGATGACACACGCGGCTATTCGCTGCTGGCGTCGGCAATGGACGCGGTCAACATTGACCGGAATGTGATCGTGCTGACCAAGGCGCATCTCAAGAACAATGCGCGTCCCGGTTTGATCTTCACGCCGAAAGAGGGGCGACTCTCGCAAGCAGACGTTGATTTAATCCAGACAACGTTAGCCGATGATGCGCGGGGGGCGCGAAACGCGGGCAATCCCCTGTTGATGCCGACGGCGTTCGATGTGACGGTGGCGACTCCGCCAGATTTGTCGGACATCGACTCGTTGAGCGAGTCGCAGAAGCGGCGAATCTGCGCGGCGGTGGGTGTGCCTGTCGCGCTGATCGATTATGCGGATATGCCCTATCAACTGTCACCAGAGCAAACGCGCACGTTCTACGAACTGACGCTGATCCCCGAAGCGGAAAAGATCGCACGGGTGATCAACGCGCAAGTGCTGCCGTTTTTCGATCCAGCGCGGGAAGTCGAGTTTCGGCTGCCGCTGGATGATATTCGCACAGGCTTAGGAGACCCGCGAGCGCGGACGGAAATTGCGAATGCTCAACTGGCGGCGGGGGCGATCACGCTGAATGAGTATCGACAAACGCTCGGCTTGAAAACGGTGGCAGACGGGGATGTGCGGTTCGTGCCGGATCGCAGCCGAATCGTCAGGGCGGGGGACTTAGAAAAGCAAGAAGAACAAAAGATTTTAACCACAGAGAACACAGAGAACACAGAGGGTCAAGAAGAAAAGAAAGAAGAAAAACAAGAAGTGCCTAACGCAAAGGCGCAAGGACGCGAAGACGCAAAGGGAGAAGAAGAAAAGCAACCTCACCCCCTAGCCCCCTCTCCAAAGGGCGAGGGGGAAAACACAGAGGACGGAGCGGGGGAAGCCAATGGATGAACGGGTGATGGTTTATGGGGGCGCGGTCAAGGCGCTGACGGCGGATGGGAATCGGATCGGCGGGTATCTGGTGGAGTGGGGCGACGCGGGCGTGCGCGATTTGCAGCGCGAACGATTCGTCGCGGAAACGGATTTCGCGCTCGATTGGTACGGGGATCGTCCGCTGCTGTTTCATCACGGCATGGATGATGGAGTCGGGGCGGCGAAGATCGGCACGATCCGCCGCGTAAGCCGCGATGACAAGGGTCTATGGATGGAAGCGATCCTCGATGAGCGTAACGAGTACATCGAGTATGTGCGCCGTTTGATCGATGCGGGGGCGCTCGGTTTGTCATCGGGGAGTCTGCCGCATCTGGTCAGCGTGGACGCGGACGGGACAATTTTGCGGTTTCCGATTGTCGAAGGCAGTTTGACGCACACACCCGCCGATCCACGTACACGGGTGGTGAATTTGAAGGCGATGCAGAACCTCACCCCCCAGCCCCTCTCCGAGCGGAGAGGGGAGCAAGCAACTTACCCCACCCCGAATTCAGGGAGGGGAGAAAACAGCCTCACCCCCGACCCCTCTCCCGAAAAGAGGAGAGGGGAGCAAAACAACGAATCGGATAAGGAGACAAGTATGGAAGCAATGATTAATGCGATTGAAGCGGCGTTAGGGATCAACTTGACGC